TTATCATACTATATAATATAAAAAAGTAGTTTTTGTTTTTATTTTGTTTATAACGTCTTTTCTATTTTGTCTGTAGGTTTACTTTTCTTTTCTTTGATCTTTTCAAAAAAGTGTTCTACACCTAATAATTCTACTTCGTTAGAACTTACGTTGTCTAATATAATCATACGACCTGACTTGTTTACTGTAATACCTTTGTACTGTTCTTTAAGTTTGTACATCTTTTTAATTTTAAGTTAATAAAAAAGGGGTAGCTATTGCCACCCCTTAAATAAATATGAAAACAAAACCAATTAAGGTTTTAAGAAGTCTGTATTGCGTTAATTGTAAACGCTGAGTTGTCGAACGGTACTGTTGTATAGTCCGCTACTAGTTGCATTGGGTTCGGTTCTTGTGCTTCGAAAGTAAAATCATAACCCACACTGTCCGCAAGACTTGCTCCAGAAACTGAAGTACCCGCAGATAATTCGCAACCGTTGTCTAAACCTAAAGCTACGATAGTATTTTTACCTGAAGCGTTTAATTGGTTTAGTTCTGCGAAAATAACCATTCTTTGCTGTGCTAATAGTTTAATTTCGTTTTGGTCTTCTTTAGTTAAGTTATGTAGTTTTACATTTACAGAGTGTGTATAAAATACAGTACCATTTTCGCTAGATGCGTTAATAGTTTCTGTTACACTTCCTGTACCTCTTTTAAGTAAATACTTATATAAGTCGTCACCTGAACCTAAATCGAAGTCTGTTACTTCACCACTAGCTGCTGTGTAAGACGTTAATTCGTCGTGTTGTGCGATATAGATAGCTTTGATGCCACCGATACCATCTCTACAAGTTATGTTACGTCCTTTTGTTAAATTACAAGCCATTTGTTTTTAGGTTTTAAAGGTTAATAATTATGATTGTTTAGTAAAGTCTGAAGGTACACCAACTTGAACACCTGCAGTATATCTACAAACCATTCTTACTACGTCTGATCCTGTAATGTCACCCATATCTAAAACTTTTACTTCTGTTAAGTCACTAGAAAGTGAAGTTCCAAAAAATACGTTAGACTTAGTACCTGCCCACATTACGTTGTCAGCTACACCCGAACAAACAGCGATTTTAATACCTTCAAATTCTGGTGTGTATTGCCCCATATGGTTAAAAGGGAATGCAGATAAAGCAGAAATAGCAGATAAGTAAAATCTGTAAGTTTTCTTGTTCATATAAATATAAAGATCGTCTTTTCCGTAAACCGCTGCTGGTATATCAGCTACTAAAGTACCTAAGTTAGCTATAA